GCTGTAAACTTTCCACCAATGACTGCAAAGTTTTTGTATGAGAACTTTACAAAACACATACCTGCATCGGAAACAATAACTGTTTATGATCCAAGTGCAGGTTGGGGTGGTAGAATACTTGGGGCAATGTCTGTAAGTCGTCCTATACATTATGTTGGAACTGATCCCAATACTGATAATTTTATTGATGAGTTGGGTATAAGTAGATATGAATACCTTGCAGATTTTTATCTAAGGTCTATTGGTGAAAAAGGAAATGGACTATCATCAAAGTTTTTTGATACAAAAGAATTTCATACCTACGAAGTTTTCCAAGATGGTTCCGAAACAATTCAGTTCAATCCTAAATTTCAAAAGTATAAAGGTAAGTTAGATTTTATTTTTACATCACCACCGTATTTCAATCGTGAAATGTATTCGGATGATGAAACTCAATCGTATAAGGCATACGGTGATTATGCAGATTGGAGAGATAATTTTCTTCGTCCAACATTAGAAACTGCAGTTTCTTATTTAAAAAATGACAGATACATCTGTTGGAATATTGCAAATATCAAAGTATCCGCAACTAAAACAATACATCTTGAAGAGGATTCTATTAATATTCTCAAATCATTAGGCATGGAGTATAGAGGAAAGATGTGTATGATAATGGCAAAGATGATTGGTAATTCCGATCCGGAGAGACTAGCTAATAAAGTTTTATATCAAGACACTTGGTGGAAACACGAACCTATTTTTGTATTTTATAAACCGTGATATATGAGACCAAACAGCGATAGTTTAAGTAAATTTTTTGATGTTGATCCGCTAGAAGTTCGTTTGTGGAAAGAGACCGGTGAATTTTTTGCAGGTAAAAGAGAATTGGATGATACGATAGATTGTATCTTTCAGTATTACCGCAAACACGGTTATCCATATATGAAAATCACCGAACAAGAAAAACATGAACACATGAGAAAACTACAACAATTCGATTATGATAGTATTTTCAAAGACGGTGATATAATTCAAACCATGAACGGACTTCGATTGGCGTGGTCATACTTTCCTCATGCAATGGAAGTTAAATGTGGAAACTCAAAGATGTCTCCAATGGATAATTTTTTGAATGACCAAACATTCAAAATGACGATACGCAAAACTTTGAAGTGGTTGTCAAAACATTGGGGTACTTCTTTTCAAGAGAACCGTCTTCGTCAATCACTTAAAATATATTCTGGTGTTCAAGGTGTTTCAAATTTCAGACCAACTGCTGCAGGTGCTATCTATAAAAAATATGGCGGTGATGGTGTGATGTGGGATATGTCTTGTGGTTGGGGTGGAAGATTGGTTGGTGCACTTGCCTCACCATACATTAAAACTTATATCGGAACAGAACCATCAACTAAAACTTTTGAAGGATTGTGTAAACTTCGTGATGACTTTGCATATCTTGGTAAAGATATTCAATTGAACATGATGGGTTCTGAAGATTATCTACCCGAAAAGGAAAGTTTAGATTTGTGTTTCACTTCACCGCCGTATTTTGATACTGAAAAATATGCAGATGAAGAAACTCAATCGTATAATAAGTTTCCAACTCGTGATACTTGGGGTTCTGGTTTCTTACAAGGAACATTCCGTAACTGTTATCATGGATTGAAACCAGGAGGTTATATGTTGATAAACATTGCAAATACACCAAAGTATAAAGACTTGGAAGAAATGACAATTCATTACGCAAAAGAAGTAGGTTTCACAGATGAAGGTAAAATTAATCTAATTCTATCAGCAGTTATGGGTGCTGGGTATAAAAGAGAACCTGTATTTATTTTCAGAAAACCTTTGGCAGTCTCATAAAAAATTTGTATATTTGTACAATAATATAAATCACAAGGTTATAATATGTTTAATGCAACTCACACAATTTGGAACGAAAAGTATCGTCCACAAACACTTGACACTTATGTTGGCAATGAAACTGTCAAGACAACTTTCAAACAATACATAGAAAATAATGATGTCCCACATCTTCTTCTCTATGGTGATGCCGGTAGTGGTAAGACAACACTTGCTAAAATTGTTGCAAATTCCATCGCAAAAGATAACTACATTTATATCAATGCATCGGATGAGAACTCGGTAGATACTGTCCGTGATAAAATTAAACAATTCGCATCCTCAATTGGATTTGGTGGATTGAAAATTATTATATTGGATGAGAGTGATTATCTAACACCAAACGCTCAGGCGGCATTGCGTAATGTAATTGAAACATTCAGTAAGACAACTCGTTTCATTTTAACTTGTAACTATGTTGAAAAGATTATTGATCCAATTCAATCTCGTTGTCAAATCTTTAATATAGTTCCACCATCAAAGAAAGAAGTTGCACAACATCTTGTTGGTGTCTTGGATAGTGAAGGTGTGAAATATTCAAAAGAAGATGTAGTAACTATTATCAATGCAAACTATCCTGATATTCGTAGAGTTATCAATACAACTCAACGATGTGTAATCGGTGGTAATCTTAAATTAGATGAATCAACTTTGGTAGAACATAATTATTTTTCTTCTATCATTGAGATATTGAAATCATCTAAAAACAAGAAGGAAAAGTTTGATGGTATCCGTCAGATACTTGCAGACAATCATGTAAGAGACTTTAATCAGTTGTTCCGTTATCTTTACGATAATGTTGACCAATACGGTAGTGGATTCGTATCAACTATTATTTTGATTATAGCGGAAACACAATATAAAGACAGTTTTGTTGTAGACCATGAAATAAATGCCATGGCTATGTTTATTCAAATTATTATGGAAATTGACCAAAGGAGGAAATAATGGCCGTAATTGATATTAATGGTGGAGATATGCCACCACAATCGCAACAAGTTAATATAGACTTGAACCAGGCAACTGATATTCAGTGTTCAAGTTGTGGTAACAAATTTTTTCACGAAGTAACATTCTTCAAGAAAATTTCTGCATTGCTTTCACCAACTGGAAAAGAAGCAATTCTTCCAATTCCAACCTATGCGTGTCTTGAATGCGGAAACATAAATTCAGAATTTTTACCAACAATGCCAAACGAATAACACACGAGGATTAACATGGCAAAAAGTTTATTTGATCATATAAAGGGTGTAACTTCTCGTAAAACAAAATGGGAAGACCTTTCAGAAGAAGATACAAAGAGTTGGAGTAATTACATGATTGCTCGTTTCTTTTCAATGGAAGTTGAATTGGCAGAAGCAATAAATGAGTTTCAAAAATACTCTAATGGAATTTTATCATCGATGGATTATTATAAACTTTTGCATGATGCTCTACCAAAACACTCGTTCTTTCTAAAATATATTAAATCTAAAACAAGAGTTGAAGTTGAACCAGAATTTGTTACTATATTTTGTAATCATTATCAACTTGGAAAGAACGAGGTTTTTGAGTATATTCGTTTTCTAAAACAAAATAATCCCGATGAACTTATAAACATACTGAAAATGTATGGAACAAAAGAGGACGATATAAAAACTTTTGAAAAACAATTAAAGAATGTAAAATGAGGAACACCAAGATGGCAATAACAGAAAGAGATTTGGGAATTAAAAAACATGAAGCTGTTTTTGAAATAGAAGAAAAGTTTCCTGTTATGACTGCTGAATTCAAAAGAATTCAAGCAGAACAATACGAATTATTTTGTAGAAAACAATTGAACTACGGTCCTGATAATATATCCATGGGTTCATCCTTAGAAAGAGAAGAAGATAGAAAGTTATCGCTTCAAGGATTGTTTTTCAGACTGAATGATAAAATCAACCGATACAAACAAATGATTATGTTTGGTTCAAAAGATGCCGTTGGTGAAAGTCTTGATGATACATTCAAAGATGTTTCAGTTTATGGAATCATTGCACAACTTGTTCAATCTGGTAAGTGGGGTAAATAATGAGTAAATATATTTGGACTTCGGAATATGTTTCACCTGGTCATCCTGATAAAATCGCTGACCAAATTTCAGATGCAGTTTTAGATGCTTATTTGAGTAAGGATCCTAACGCAAAAGTTGCGTGTGAGGTTATGGTGAAAGACACAGATGTTTATGTTGCAGGTGAGATTACATCAACTGTTGGTTTATCCAAAATGGATTTAACTGGTATTATCCGTAAAACAATATGTGAAATTGGATATAACACAAAAGAAATTGGATTCAATGGTTATACTTGTAATATACATTTCAACATAAGTAATCAATCTCCAGAAATAAATGGTGCAGTTGATAGAGGTGAAATCACAACTGCTGGTGATCAAGGTATTATGTTTGGTTTTGCTACAAGAGAGACACCAAACGGTATGCCGATTCCAATCTATCTTGCAAAGAAATTCATAGATG